GTTGGTCCTAAGGGGCCCCTTGGTAACACGTTCACAAGAATTTTATGCAATATCGCAGTACTATGGCATCACTGTACGACACTGGAGAAACGCACGAGCGTACATTCAATCGCACTGAACATGCAACATACCGCGATGAGCACGTTATCCGAGCATACCTCGCAGCCGGAATGGACATGGAGGAATACATCGGGACGTACTCACGTTCATACTACGACCACGCTGAGCACATGAAGCACATCTTCTCGTACTCACAGGAAGTGATGGACTGGCAGGACTACAACCCTGCGGTTCAACGAAAGTATGAACAAGCGTATGAACAGGCTGTAACAATGCTCATTCAGGATTTATCCTCTCACCCAATGGTGGAGGTTCTTGACATCTTTACTGATGAAATATATGACATTGAGTACAACTCAGCCTCTTCAGCAGGTTACTCGTATGTAGGCTCCAAGGGAGTACAACGAGGACCGAATCATTTACGCGCTAAGCAGCGAGCAAGAGCTAGCGTCGGAAATGTCAAAGATGGAGGTCAACTAGCTCTAGCACATGAAGTGCAGAATGCTGACCCATACATGGCATATACCCGCACTCAACTTGTTGATGTAGCCGTACGGATGAAAACGCGCAACGTTTGGGGTCAAGCATTTCATCGAACTCTGATTGAAGGAAGCATTCAGCAACCTTTAACAGCGATGTTCGCTAACCTACCCTATGATGAATCTTTCTACTTTATCGGTAAAGATCCATTGATTTGGGTACCAATCGTTCTGAATTATCTATTTGCAACTTTTTTGTACGTTTATTTACTGGACTGGCATTCACTCGACTCATCATTGAAGAGATACGAAATGCGTTCAGCATTTAAAGTTCTCGAAACCAAAGTTATCCTCGACAACGATGGTAAGAGAGCAGCCTTTGCTTTAGGTCGTGAACAGTTTATCACGAAGAAAGTGGCCGCACCAGACAAGAAGATCTACGGATCATCCACTGGAGGACCCTCTGGGTCAGGTTACATTCATATCGTTGACTCAATCTGTACGAAGCTACGCTTCGACACGATCGTGATCGTTGAGAAAGGAGCTGAGTTTGTAACTCGCGGCTTCTATCATGGAGACGATAACGCAACAGGTTTACACGTACATATTCCAATGGACAGATGGCAATATCACGCTCACTGCCTACACTGGGAATTAAACCCTAAGAGTAGGATCACAACTTCAATTGAAGGAGCTGAATTTTTGCAGAGAATGGCCCGCGGTACTTATTCCGCCCGTCTAATCAGCAAGATACGCCTCTTGGCATGCCTGCCTGAATACGAACAGAAAGACATTCGCGTTTCGAAGATACGTCTCGAAATGGCTTATAGAGACTCTGGGAGTATTGACCCATTGACGCAAGTCGCCTCACGAATTCTAGCTAAAGAGACAGAAAACATGGATTTTTCCACTGTGTCCCTTAACCCTAGCGAACTTCGTAGGTTTAGATACATTTAAACAACATTAGACACACAAGTGTTG